GGGAGAAGAGAGGGGTAGGAGAACGCGTAGGGAGGTTAAGGGAAAAACGGGTCGATGGGTGTTTTGGGGTGCACATGGGTTGCATGGGTACGCGCAGAAATTTGCGCGCTGACTGGTAGACCGCAACGCAAGGCAACGGAAAGGGCGGATTCATGGTGAGCGTGCAGAAATCGGCAAAGAGCAAACGGACGCGGCTGGTCGCGGTGAACGACGCGGGCCACCTGGTCGGTGAGTCCCACCCCCGCGCGGTGCTCACCAATCACGAGGTCGACCTGGTGTTCCAACTGCGCGACGAAGGGATGAGCCTGGGGCGAATCGCTAAAGCCATGGAGGTGCACAAGAGCACGGTGCAGAAAATCCTGGACGGCACCCGCCGGTGCCACACGGTCGCAGCCTGGCGGCGCGTACCCGTGCGGGGTTGACGATTCGCTAAAGTCCCTGACGATGGCCCACCACCCTTTCCCTTGGACTGAAGCGTTTCTAGCCTCGCTGCGCGAGGTGCCCGTGGTCACCCGTGCTTGCGAGGTGGTTGGCATCGAGCGCAGCACCGCCTACCGGCGCCGTGAGGCCGACGAGACGTTCGCAGCAGCCTGGGACGACGCGATGGAGGCCGGTATTGATCGCGCTGAGCAGGAGGCGTTCCGGCGCGCCGTGGACGGCTACCACGAGCCCCTGACGCACCAAGGGCACATCACCTACCACGTCAAGCGCGACAAGCACGGCCGCCCCGTGCTGGACGAGCACGGCCTGCCCGTGCCGCTGGTGGACGAGTCCGGCCAGCCCGTGCCGCTCACGGTGCGCAAGCACAGCGACGCGCTGCTGTCGCTCATCCTCAAGGGCCGCCGCAAGAAGGTCTACGCCGACCGCACCGAGCTGACGGGCGCCGATGGCGGCCCGATGGTGCAGCAGGTCGACGACACCACCCGCAGCGCCCGCGTGGCGCAGCTGATGGCGCTGGCCGAGGCGCGCAAGGCCGGCGCTGCCGGCGACGACATCAACGACTTGGTGTGATGGTCTACGTGGACGACATGCACCTGACGCCGCTGGGCCAGTTCCGTGGTATGCGGATGTGCCACATGATCGCGGACACCGACGACGAACTGCACGCGATGGCTGACCGCATCGGCGTGCAGCGCCGCTGGTTCCAGAAGCCCGGCACACACGGCCGGCACTACGACATCGCGAGCACCAAGCGGGCGCTGGCCGTGCGCTGCGGCGCGCGGGAAATCACGATGAAACAGGCGGCGCTGATGTGCGCACGCCGCCGCATGGTCGGGGAACTGGGCGACCCGGCGACCGCTGTGGAATGGGTCCGAAGCGCCCGGGAGCTGGTGTGATGGCGCTGCTCTGCCGGTTCATTGCCTGCCGCTGGCGCCGCGTCATGGACATCGGCGACGGCCAGGGGCTCTACCAGTGCACCCGCTGCAAGCTGCTGACGATGCGCGTGGGCCGATGACCCCGCAGCAAGTCCGTGACCTGGAGCGCTACCTGACCCCGGCCGAGCGCGAGGAACTGGCCGCGCTGGTGGCGGCCGACGTGAGCGAGAAGCCCTGGCGCCCACTTCCCGGCCCCCAGACTCTCGCCTACGAGTCCAAGGCCGACGTGATCGGCTTCGGCGGCGCCGCCGGCGGGGGCAAGACGGACCTGGCCGTGGGCCTGGCCATCACCGAGCACCACCGCGCGCAGGTGTTCCGCCGCGAAGGCCCGCAGCTGGTGGGCATCATCGACCGCCTGGCCGAAATCGTCGGGGGCCGCGCGCTCATCACCGGCAAGCCGACCGTGTACGACGACGGCGACCGGAAGATCGAGTTCAACAGCGTGCCCAACCTGGGCGACGAGACGAAGTACCAAGGCCGGCCCAAGGACTTGCTGGTCATCGACGAGGCCGCGAACTTCCTCGAGGCGCAGGTGCGATTCCTCAAGGGCTGGGTGCGCACGACGCGGCCCGGCCAGCGCACGCGCACGTTGCTGACGTTCAACCCGCCGACCAGTGCCGAAGGCCGGTGGGTCGTGGACTACTTCGCCCCGTGGCTCGACAAGCGCCACGCGCTCTACCCGACGACGCCCGGCGCGCTGCGCTACGTCTACACCGACCCGGACACGGGCAAGGACGTGTGGATCGCCGACGATGATGGGCGCACGTTCGTGCTGGTCAACGGGCAGCGCGTCTACGACTTCGACCCGCTCGACTACCGGCCCGAGGAAATCATCCAGCCCGAGTCGCGCACGTTCATCCCGTCGCGCATCACGGACAACCCGTTCCTGGTGTCCACCGGCTACATGGCCCAGCTCCAGGCCCTGCCCGAGCCCCTGCGCAGCCAGATGCTGCTGGGCGACTTCGAGGCCGGCATGGAGGACGACCCGTGGCAGGTCATCCCCACCGCGTGGGTCGAGGCGGCCATGGCGCGCTGGACCGACCGCAGCCCCAAGGGCGAGATGATGGCGCTCGGCGTGGACGTCGCCCGGGGCGGACGCGACAACACCGTGCTGGCGCCGCGCCACAAGACCGAGACGGGCGGCAAGTGGTTCGACCGCCTGCAGCTCGAGCCCGGCAAGGAGACGCCCAACGGCAACGCGGTGGCCGGCCTGGTCATCGGCTCACGGCGCGACGACGCGCCCGTGCTGCTGGACGTGATCGGCGTGGGCGCTGCGCCCTACGACGTGCTGAACAACGCCGGCCAGGACGTGCACGGCATCAACGTGAGCGAGAAGGCGACGGCCAAGGACAAGTCCGGCCGGCTGTCGTTCTTCAACCTGCGCTCGCAACTGTGGTGGCAGATGCGCGAGGCGCTGGACCCGCAGAACGACACGGGCATGGCGCTGCCCCCGGACCCCGAGCTGGCCAAGGAACTGTGCGCGCCGCGCTGGGAGCTATCGGGCTACACCATCAAGGTCGAGAGCCGCGAGGACATCGTGGAGCGCGTGGGCCGCAGCCCCGACCGCGCCACCGCCATCATCCTGGCCAACATCGACATGCCGAAGATGCGCGCGCTGCGCGCGGCCTCGGGCCACGACTCGATGGACACCTACGACCCGCTGGCCAACCTGTAGCGCCCGTACCCGTGCAGGCTTTAGCGGACTGCACAATGCCCCGCATGTGCTCGCTTGGCTCATCGCAATCCATGTCCATCGGCGCGCTGGCGCCCAACAGCACGATGCTGGGCGGCGCGTCCATCGGCGGCGGCTCCGGGCCAGGCGCGCGCGCCGTGGCCGGCGGCCGGTCGCGCACCCTGCTGGGCAGCGCCGGTGGCGGGGGCTCGAACACCGGACCCAACCCGCCACGCGAGCGCGGCCCGGTGCGCCCCGGCCCGGGCCAGCAAGAGTACTGAGGACCAGAACCGTCATGCCGAAGATCATCGACTTGACAGGCGACCGCTACGGGCGACTCACCGTAGTGCGTTATTTCGGCATTGTTGCTACAGGCAAGGCCTATGTGTGCCGCTGCGACTGCGGCACGGAACTGGTGCTGCGTTCCGCCTACCTGCGCACAGGCGACACGCGCTCCTGCGGATGCCTGAAGCGCGACGACACCGTGAACCGCTTCACGACGCACGCGATGGCGGGCACCCGCACGCACAACTCTTGGCGCGCCATGCTGGAGCGCTGCCGGTTGCCGTCGCATCCGCAGTACCACAACTACGGCGGCCGAGGCATCACCGTGTGCGAACGCTGGCGAGAGTTCGCCAACTTCCTTGCTGACATGGGCGAGCGCCCGGACGACCTGACGCTGGATCGAATCAACGTGAACGGCAACTACGAGCCAGGGAACTGCCGCTGGGCAGACCGTGCAACCCAAGGCCGGAACCGCCGCAAGGCCAACGCGCTTCGCTGCGCCGAGGAGAACTAAAATTTGCATGTCCAAGCCCAAGATTCCCGCGCCTCCGCCGCCTCCCCAGGAGGTCAAGGCTCCCGACAGCCTTTCCGGCCAGCGCGGCAAGCGCAAGCCCGCAGGCATGGGCGGCACGATGCTGACCGGTCCGACCGGCGTGGCCACGAGTTCGCTGAACACGGGCGGCAACACGCTGCTGGGTGGCTGAGTGGACGAGAAAAAGCGCACCCGGCTGCTCCAGCGCAAGCAGGCGCTGTGGACTGAGCGCAGCGAGTGGGACGCCCATTGCCGCGAGGTCAGCCGATTCGTGCAGCCGCGCCTCGGGCGCTTCACCACGTCCGAGGTGAACCGCGGCGGGCGCAAGGACCAGAACGTCTACACGCTCGCGGCCATCTTCGCGCACCGCACGTTCGCCGCCGGCATGATGTCCGGCGCCACCTCGCCGGCCCGGCCGTGGTACCGGCTCACGCTGGCCGACCGCGACCTGATGGAGTTCGGCCCGGTCAAGCTCTGGCTGCACCGCAAGACCGAGCTGATGCGCGCGATCTTCTCGCAGAGCAACACCTACAACGCGCTGCACTCGGCCTACGAGGAACTGGGCTTGTTCGGCACATGGGCCTGCCCGGTGGCCAACGACTTCGAGAACGTCATCCACCTGCACCCGCAGACGTTCGGCGAGTACGCCATCGCCACCGACGACAAAAACCACGTCGACACACTGGTTCGAGCCTTCAAGCTGACCGTGGGCCAGATGGTCAAGCAGTTCGGCAAAGAT